CAGAAAGAGTAGTCTCAACATCTTTTAATTTCTTAAGTTCTTCTTCAGCCGATTCTATTTGTTTCTGAGTTTCCAATAACTTATTGCAAGATTTAGCGATGTCAGATGACATGCCAGTATCTATCGATACGATAGATTCTGCTTCTAAGTCCATAAGAACCTCCTTGGCGCAAATCAATATATTATTTAATTGAACTTTGCAAACAAATAAAATAAATAATTTGCAGTGTACAATTATAAAACAGAACCATTTAAACACCAAAGACAAGCCTTAAGAGAAGGAGCCAAAGATTTTAACTTTGCATATTTTATGGAGATGGGAACTGGTAAGACCAAAGTTGCTATCGACAATGCTGCTTATTTATTTCAACAAGAAAGAATAGATTTTACTTTCGTTATTGCACCAAATTCAGTTTATAGGAATTGGTTAAAAGAAATAGATATTCACTGCCCTGAAGATTGTAACATTTTTATTTGGAAAGTTACAAAAGAAAAAAATTTTAAATTTGACAAAAGTAAACTTACATTTGTTCTAATGAACGTTGAGGCTCTTTCACATGATTCAGGTAAAAAATGGCTTGAAAAAAAATTAAGTAAATATGGTATGCGTTCTATGATTATTGTAGATGAGAGCACAACTATTAAAAATTTAAAAGCAACAAGAACAAAAGCTGTTGTTAAATTAGGACAATTAGCTAGATTTAAAAGAATTCTTACTGGATCTCCAGTTACAAAATCACCATTGGATTTATTTTCTCAATGTGCCTTTTTAGATAAAAAATTATTAGGATATGACAACTTTACTGTGTTTAAATCTAGATATGCAGTTATGTACAATATTGATAAGGGTGGTTATAAAATACAAATTCCCAAATACTACGTTAACTTAGATGAGCTGGAATATAAGTTAAAACATTTTTCTTATAGAGTAAGAAAAAAAGAATGCTTAGATATACCTGATAAAATGTATATTCAAAGAAATGTTGAATTATCAAAAGAACAACATAAAGCTTACCAAGAACTGAAAGTATTGGCTATGGCTAAAATCCAAGATGAAAAAGTTTCATTTAATAATAAACTTACTGAACTACTGAAATTACAACAAGTAGTCAATGGTTTCGTAAAAACAAATGATGATAAAATTGTTGAATTTAAAACAAATCCAAAACTTAATGAACTTATGAATATATTGGAGGAGACTGAAGACAAGTGTATAATATGGGCAAATTACGTACACAATATAGAAATGATTAAGAAAAAATTAAGGGAGACTTATGGCGCAGACTCAGTGGTT